CTAATTGTATATGTTTGAGTAGGATCATAATTAAATCCACTAATATTACCAAGAATTACCTGTTTTAAAGGTGCGTTGATAACTTGTACTGTTGCATTTGAGAATCCTATATTCTCAGTAGTTCCTAATAAAATATCAATTCTATCACCAACTTTTAATTGTGCCTTATCTATTGATGACTTTAATGTAATTGTAGATGAACCAGTATTAATATCCTCTATGTCAAATCTATTACTAGTATTGTAAATCCAAGAATTGGCGAATATTTCCTTATTACTCTTATCTATTTCAGGATTTTGAATTCTTTCACCGACATTTTTTACAAATAAAACCTGTTCTTCTGAAGTATCTAAGATATCCCTAACTATCTTAAAATCAGATAATACACCACCAAGACGTATTTCCACCATTTTAGTGGTATCCCCATCTTCATAACCATAAAATACTTCATTAGTTCTTATTTCATCTGCTGTACCAATACCTGAAACTACTCCAGAACACCCTAGAAACTGGTTAACAGTCTTATCGGTATATGTAATGATATTTGTACCAGAAACAAGGGTTCCAGTAGCACCAAACCCTACAGTAGAATCAACTGTAATAATAGAATCAGATACTGCAACAGGGTTAATTACCTTACTTTTCGGTTGAACTTCCCAAGTACCTTCAATTAGAGCATTATCATCATAACCAACAAACAGTCCAATTTTATAATAAGTCTTAATTCCAGACCTTGTAAAGACTTCAACTTCAGAAACAGAACCCTGAGTAGAATTATCTGTAGACTTTCTAATTGTTTGTCCAACTAATTTTGCTGGATCTCCAGAAATTCTTTCAGCAACTACTATTTCTCTACGTAAAAACTCTGCCGAGGAGGGTTTGGGGAGATAATTTTCAAGATCAATAACTTTAGGATCTACACCATACAGTACATTGAACAGAATTCTAAAGGATTCTTCAGTACCTTTTGTTTCATATAAGGTTCTTGCTTCTTTAATAAAGTTATTGACATCAAGATTTGACTGAAAATCAACATCTTCCAGTCCTGGAGTATAAGTATATTTTAATTTTCTATAAAAATCTTTTAAAAATAGAGCACTTAAGTTCTGAACTTTAGTAGTTGCAGTATGAGTTGCAGCACTTGTATCACTAAAAATTAATTCTTCAGCATTTAAGTCAGTTCTATAACTGGTAATTCCACTAAATCCACGTATAACACCAGTAAATGTATTAGTTGTTAGTCCAGTATATGTAAAAACTTCATTATCAATCTTAAATAAACCATTTTCATTAGGAAATCCCTTAGTAGAATACACTTGAACAGTGGTATCACTAGTGGAAATATCAGAATATAGGGTAGTTTCACCAGAAATTACCTCTGGAGTGAGATTATCAACCTTTAAATACTGATCCAGATTAACGGCAATATCAGCAGCACCACCTTGATGTTCTTGAGAAAGGTAATATTGCTTTAAAAAATCTACTGCCTTTGGACTTTCAGAGAGTACAAATTCAGGCAACTGATTTTCTATTATCTGCTGAACAGATACCCTCTTTTCAAACCCAGTTTGTATCATTCTTTATATCCTCTTAAGTTCTCCATTTAAGTAGCTGGAAGTTGTCTTATACCCGATACCAGATATCTGTTCACCAGAAGTAATCGTATCCTTAATCATATTTATTGCACTCTTAGAAACGGAAAAATCTAGGTATAAATCCGATAATCCGATGACATCATTAGATTCTGGTACTGCTTGTACCTCAATTATGTTGTTTGGTTCAACTGTAGATGTAATATTTACAGTATTAATGATAATTTCACCCTTAATATAGTCTACAGTACCAGCAGATTTGGTAACAACAGTGTTTTTACCCTCTTCTTGTGCCTCTTTTACGATAGAAATTACACCTGTACCGTCATCTCTAGGAGTATCAGTAAAATAACAGATGTCATTACTACCAGCGATCTTAAATCCAGTACTTTTTATGTTAAATCCAGCATCTGTATAGTGGAATTTATTACCATAACACAACTCATATTGAGCATAAGTGTTTATAAGTGATTTCAAATTCCTTCTAATAATCACTCTAGTAATATTTGATGTAATAGCACTATCAACATCATCAATTACCTGACAAACTTTACTATATTTGAACCTTCCACCAAACTTATTGATGTTAGATTTTTTAAATGCAGTCAAAGTATTGGTAACTCTTGACTTTAAATCCTCAATATTACTTACTTTAGTAGTATCATAGTAAATTGCAGAGTCTATTTCGACAAAAAGTACCTTCAAATCAGTAATTTGCTGATTTATACCTGAAAGTGAGTACTGTTTTAACTTTGAAAGGATTGTACTTCTATCAAAATCGGAAATATAGTCACCATTTTTAGGTTTTATGCTTATAATTACGTTTCCAAACTGTGGAGGATCCAATTCTTCACCTCCAACAACAGAAACTGACTCTGTATTAGGGTAAATGTTCTGAATAATCGCTTCATAGTCCCTTGCAGTCACCGCACGGTACTGAGAAGAGTAAATTCTAGGTGCAAAATACTTAATTGAGTCAACAGATTCAATATCAGCACCATTTATTGCGTTTTGAGACGTTGTAATTTCAATAGAATTAGTCGGAACCTCAATATTTCCATTATCATCTCTAAATCTACCTGAAAAAGCGAAATTAGATGCTCCATTTCCCTCTTTTCCATCTGTAATGATGTATGATACATCAATTACGTTGCCAGTTTCTAATTTTTTACCAAAAAACCCGTCTCCAAACAATAATTCATACTTTTCATCCTGAACTTCTTGTAAAAAGTAGACTTCAGAGGATGTATCAATCTTTAAGATGTTATCTGAGACTTGATATTCCCTTCCATCCGATACATCGTTACTAGAATCACGAACTCTGACTACAATAGTCGCAGAATCGATAAATGAGTTGTCTAAAATGAATCTCTGGTCCAAAGAACCATCTACAACAAAGGATTTCTGTAAAAATGTACCTTGATAAACTGTAATATTACTAAAAGTTGCATTTTGACTTGAATCAACTGTAGTAACTATCTTCTCTGGTATTGAAAAGACGAAATTTGTGTCATTTGAACTACCTACACAAACTAATCCTGCCTCTAAGTCTAGTGTACTTGTCTGTGTATCTGCTATAGTGACACTAAATGAGATTTCTGCCTTTGCAGCAGCACGAGAACGTGGTACATACCCAATATTCCTTGCAAGTGATACAACGTTCTCTCTGAGGGTTGCAGAGTCCAAGAAAGACTCATTAACAGTCATATTAGAGTTGAATGCAGTAATATAAGTGTTATATGCTAGGGTATCAATTAAGACTGAGAAGTTAGAACCCTCAAAATCAAAGTCAGTAAAGTTAGAATTAGCACGTAGGTAATCCTTAATCTGTACTTTTATTTGATCGAAATCAAGATTAGTAAACTTAGTAATAGGCATATTATCTGGTTGCTTCTAATAGGAACGAAAACTCTTGGGTTGGAAACTGTTGTCCTACAATGTCAAATGCTACAAGAACTTCAAAAGAATTATCATCAGGCATTGGGTTAACATATACATCTAGGTTTTCAACTCTAGGTTCATAGTTGTCAACAACGCTCTCTATTTCCGCTTTAATAACTTCAGCAGTACCAAAGTCAACAAAGTTAAATAGACTACTGCGTACATTAGAACCCATATCGGAATTAAAGAAACGTTCAGTAGGAATAGTCTCTACAAGGTTCCTTACAGAGCGTATAATCGCACGTTCGTTCTTTAAGACAGGTATATCTTTTGTAATTGGGTGGGCATTAAAGGATAGACTAATATCTTTAAATCCTCTAGAAACCCGTTGTACTGCCATTAGGTCAATAGTTTTCTTACGTTTATTTATAAGCAATATTTAGAAAAACAAAAAAACGCCTCTTTCGAGACGCTTCGTAGGTTATTTTCCCTGTCCTCGATACCTTTTACGAGTCGAGTTACGGGAGGTAGCGGCATATTTTGTGTGCTTGCCTCTTCCTTGACGAGTTTTTTTCGGGGTTGATTCGAGTTCCTCTCTTCCCCATGCACCAGTCGTTGCTTTTGCCATGTTA